GCTGGGTTAAGACCAGCAAGCATGCCATAACGAACATCGGCAGAGTAATCACCCTTGATGTCCTTAGATGGCTTGTAGACAACCTCGTATGGGGAACCAGAGTCAACACCACGAATGGTTTTTTCTGCTGGGAAAATCTTTTCATCAACCTGGAAACAGATATTGATTACATCGCGTAGCGCTGCCGCAAAGATTGCCTGTGCTGATTTGACTTGTGTATCAAATGCACCCATAAGTGCCTGTACACCTTGGCCAGTAACAACAGATGCACTAATGTTTCCAGTACGTGATTCTGGGTAACGGCTACCAACGCGAAGTTCTTGGTTGAGTAAATTCTGTTCTGTAAATGCACCTTGTGGCAGGTTGAGTTCTACACGGCGTACACCCTGTGGGTTTGCTGTGCGGATAACTGCGTCTCCACCAAGTTGCAGTTCCTGTACGTCATTAGGAAGTACGATAGGGGCTTGTACTGACTTCTCAGCAGCCTCCATAGCAAGAAGAGCAAAGCGGTTGCGAAGCAACTGGATACCAAGGACATCATCAAACTGTCCGCGGAGTTCTCCATCGATAGATGGCTTACGAGCAACTACTACCATCATTTTGCCGAGTGGGTTCTTTGCCTGTGAAAGAACTAGGTTATCCTTTGCAGGAATAAAAATTACTGATTGGTCTTCGTCATAGTAACGAATCATTTCAACTTGGTGATTAAGGTCTTGCTTGTAACCTTGTCCACCAAGGAGTTGGTACTCATACTCTGGGAATTGTGAACATAGTTCTCCCAAAGTCATCATATATCGCTTTGCAAAAGCCACACAACGTCCGTAGCGGTCAAATTCTGGGTAAGCCCCAATTGGATTTTCTACGCGGATACGTGGCAGTTTGCTTTCGTCATCCAATTCAATAATGAAAGGGACGAAGCCATATGTGATATACCAATCTGCACCAGAATACATCTGGACAGATAGGTCTGAGTGTTGGAAATAGTTTGAGGCAATACGTGTGCGCTTGTCTGCAAAGGCACGTGCACGGTCATTGACCTGGTTTGCTGCTGAACAGTTAACCGCTGGAAGCGGAGCCATAACCTCTGAAAGGTCTCGGGCTACAATGTCGATAAAGTTTGCTACTACGTTGGCATCTACGCCATCTGGGAAAAAGTCTGGATATACTTCAGAAATCTTACCTTTGCGGACAGCAAGAACATCAAGGTTGCGAGCATCGCGCTCAGCGTTGCGGTAGCGAAGAGACTTAACTCTTGCTGCAACTTGTTCCATTGTTAATGCCATTGGTATCCTTATCCGTAAATTTCAGACCATTGCTCAGCAAAGGCCTCGTCTAAATTAAGTGAGCCTCTACGAGACTGTTGTGCTCTAGTAGCCCATCTGTTTTGGGCGTATTGACCAACTCTACTTGAAGATTGCATCAACTCGCGGAAACGAATAACTGCAAACCAAAGCGCCATAACGCAGTCGGTTGGGTTTTTAGTATCTGGCTTCCAAGTGATGAGTTCCTGCACCAGGGTCTTTAACCCCTCAGAACCTTCATTACTTGGCAGTTCAATTAAACCATTGTCTTGGTAACGTCCATCACGGATAGTACCAAAGAGGCTTGCCATAGAGGCAACGCCGAAATTAACGTCCCACTTATTTTTGCCAGTGAAGTGAGACTTCAGTTGGCATCCTTGAGTAGCAAGATAATTACGTAGATTGTCATCGAGGGCGTAAGCCTTCTGATGAGCGTTAATTTCAATTCTTAATTCTTGTGGCTTATACTTCTCGACCCATTCTTCAATCAAAGCCTGAATCTTCATAGGAGTAGGCTCTGTCATATTGACGCAATCTAAAACATAGATTTTGCCATCTGAGCGATTGTACGTTGCTACTACTGCAGCGGTAGCACCTGCCATAGCAGGGTCAAGACCGATTACTGTATAGGTTCCTTCGATGTGCCTTGGGTGCCCTGGAGTATCGCGTTTAAGCGGTCCGCGCTTTCGCATACCGTTAACACATCCTGCAACTGCTGCTGGCGCAAAGATGGAGTCTGACTCGACATCTTCTTGCTGGTAGACCATAGCCCAGACTGACGGAGCAACCTCGGAACGTCTCTTAAAAAGCGAGGGTCCATCCCATTTTGGATAGAGTCCATCTGCAAACACCTCATCAATATCGTTTTCCTGGATATTGGTTTTGGGCCAGAGTGTCTTCCACTTTCTTGGGTCTTCGTCAAACTCCAGGACCGCAGGCATTGCACAATAGGTAAAGGGCGTTTTACCGCCAGTCCATTGTGAGCCATCGCGTATCATTTTATATAAATCTATGGGAGCGACACGGGTTCCTACTATAAGTAGTTTTCCATGCCGTCCCAGGCGAGTGATAACTTCTTTCTGAAGCCATTCAATTTGCTTCTCCCATTCATGGGCATTTGAGTTCATCACAACGTCGTCTAGGATAATCAGGTCTGCACGTGCTCCGTAAATCTGAGAACCGAAACCAAGGGCTTGCACCGTTGGGTCCTTCTCGCCAGAGTCGCGGCCTGTTCCTAAATATATCATGTCAGCAGACCATTGGGTTGCATCTGCTTTATATCCGCCGTTAGGACCGAATGCGGTCTGTAACTTCATATAGGCGGGGTGGCTTAGGCGGGTCTTAATTGCACCTAAGAATTTGCGGGCCATACCCTGAGTCTTTGAAACGATGATGACTCGAGCATTGGGATTGGTAACTATCGTGTATAGCGTATAGTTGGTTGTAATGGTGGTTGACTTAGCGTGTTCAGGTGGCACGTTAATTAGGACGCGCTTTGGGTCTCCTGGCTCGTAAGTCATACCGCTAGGTTGCCATCTTGGCTCACGGCCTTCAATAAGGTCGAGCCAGTTAAGTTGATGGTCAAAGAGGGTTGTATCTAAAAATTGACTTGAGAAGTCGGGGTAGGTAATATCTTTAAGTTCTGCTAAGTCCGCTTTGATGCCTTTGCCTGCAAGGCGTGCTTTGTCTGACTTGTCCTTAAAGTCTGGGTCTGCCATGACCCATTGGCGAAACGCCGTATCCTGTCTGCCGACAGCCTGCATGGCTGCAGTGATAGTTGCACCCTGTTCTAATAGGGCTAGGACCTTGGCTTGGGCCTCGTCCTTGGGTACTGATTGTACTCCTGGCTTGCGTCCCATAACTCTCCTAATAACGCCGATTTAACGGCACCCATAAACGGGCATAACTGTCCCAATTGTATTATATATTATATAATATTATATTATATATAGGAGTCGCGGAGTCTTAAACGGAGCGACTCCGTATATGTATTTATATACATATAAGATAACCTGTTCAAAGAGATACTTCCGAACAAAGTTCGGGTATCTTTTTTCTAAAGTAGGGTATTTGAGCGTAAAAACGCCTATATTACCCCCCTAAATATAACAGAAAATTTTAATGGGACTCTATAGCCACCCCTCAAGCGCGCTATTAAATAAGTGGGGTCGAACGATTTTCTACTCTAGGCGAATAGATGACCCTATTCCTAGTGCTACGCACTATTTATTTCGCCTATCGAATACCTATCGCTCATTTATTCGCGGTTGAAATAAATAATAAATAGATTCTTGGGGTTAATGACTATCTCCCTAAAGTGAAAGCGGGCTACTACTTTTTGGGGGCAAAATAAAATAGAAATACCCGACTACTAGATTCTTTTTTATCTTGCTTGGGGGAAATCGCGGCAACTAGTGTCCGGCGCTTGTCGGGTTAGCCCGACGGGTAGGGGCAAAAGCCAGGTACGGGGCAGCGCTTGGGGGCTGTTGATCCGAAATCGGGGGGGCTAGGCGTAAGAATTACGCTCAAAATACCGCCTATTCAATGGGGGGCAATTCCCTTTTTTCATGCTAAAATTAAGGCATGGAAATCAACCGATTTTCATAACCCAAAAAAAAAGGATAAAAAATCATGGCAAAAGCAAAAAGCACAAAAGCGCCCGTAGTAATCGTCGCGCCTAAAATCACTACCGCGTGGATAAATCTATGCGTCGCAACTACTCAAAATGAAAAAGATTCGACCGCGCAAGTTATGGCGTTAGCAAAAGAAATCGGCGCAAGCCAGTTATCTATTCGCGACGTAATAAAAGTCATTAAGGAAAGCGGACAAGAGTCACCTATCGTTAAGGCTTCACACGTTGAAGGCTTAACTACTTTCGCGAAACTCATGGGGGATAAGGATTTTCAAGCCCTACCCCTAGCGCAAAAGTTATCCAATGCTGTAGCCGCGTATAAGTTGCTAGGCGTTGAAGTTGCCCAAGCGTTGCCTACTTTCGAAGTAGTCAAAAGTGAAGTTAAAAAAGCCCGTAAAAATAAGGCTAATAAAGCAAAAGCAACTACTTCAACCAAGCCTAAAAAGGCTAACAATTCCGACGTGTTGAAAGCCTTTTTAGCGTGGACACTTTCAACCGACTTCACTTCATTAAGTGATAAGGAAATCGAAATGCTCAACGAGATTCAAGCAAGTCTCGAAATGGCGGGTAGCGTTACCGCATAAGCAAAAGAAAGATAGCCCCCGAGAAATCGGGGGTTATTTTTTTGCCCTTTTTTTGTCGGGTTAGCCCGTCACCGCCAGCAAAAAATTTTTCCGACACAAACCGCAGACCGAACCGAGTACCGACCCTCGCAGAAAAATCCAACACAAACCGACACGCCGACCACACCACGCCACCGCAACGCCCACACCACGCCACGAGAGCATTATCCCGATTAGGCGAAATCTTTACCATAGGCTATACTAGAGTTATTGGCGGTAGCCCTACCGACAATGCGAAAACCTAGTGTCGGGTTAGCCCGACAGAGAGTGAGTACGAAATGAACTTAGATGAGTTCGTAGCAAGTATGCAAGTTCAAGTGAACCTCTTGGACGAACAAAAGCGCGAGCGTGAGATTTACGAACAAGGTGTTCGTGCAATGCTTCTCGCTAGTAATCAGGAGTCACAATGACCGAGTTAGAAGTATTAGAAGCCGAGTATCAAAGAGCGTTGAACGACCCACTATTTGATGACCCAAGCGAATACTCAATTTTGCTAGATTTAATCTCCGACAGAATTGAGCAGATACAAGGTCGGTATGCGAACTTTTAGCCGATTAGGTGGAATCCTTTTCGGGTGGTATACTAGGTTTATCAGCGGATAGCCTGCTCTGATTTGGGCAGATTAGCAGGCTGGTGGCTCACGATAGGTAGTAACGCAGGTGCGAGTCCTGCGGTGAGCACGTTAAAGCAAATTGCTTTGACTGTCGGGTTAGCCCGACAAGTTCTAAGGAGTAGTAATGGTTCTATCAACTGGCGACTTGTTCGCTTTGACTATCGCGTTGTTCGCGGTGAACGCAGTAATCGTTCTCGCGTTTCGTCGCATTTACGTACTGGAAAAGCAAGTCATTAAGTTACGTCGCGAATTGCGAGGTACTCGATAATGAGCACCGAAACTTTTTTCGACACAAACCTTTCGTGGGAAAGTAACCTCGATTACGAATTGGCTCAGGAACTCTTGGGTCATACGCTCACTTCATTAGAGTGGCAACAACTTAAAGATGCCCTAGACGATAACGTCTACGAAACTGTTATGAGTTTCCAGCGATGAACGCCGTCGTGGATACCTACGCAGTAGAGTTCTCGCAACGTGAACTAGACGTGATTAGGGGTGCGCTTCGTATGCTCGAAGAAAGCCACAAGCGCAACGACTTTCCCGCCCTGATAATGGAGACGCAAGATTTGCGCTCTAAAGTCAACGACGCCTTGATTAGGGAGAATCTTAATCGTGGTGTATAATACAACTAACGACGTCGGGTTCGCCCGACAGAGAGAAAGGAAAGGTAATGGAAGACAATACAGAGATTGACGAAATCGACTGTAGCACATGCGGTGATGTTATCCCAAAAGATGACTCACTCATGACTGATGACTCAAATGTTGTATGCTCTAGTTGTTATAGAACGTGCGACAGATGTGATTACGCAAGCGATTCCAGCCAAGACTGGTATGACGTCGAAGGCTATCGTTGGTGCGAGTCTTGTACCGACTATCACGCCTACTGGTGTAATGGTTGCTCTGAGTACAGCACTGATAGTATGTACTACCCTGAAGATAGGAGTGGTGCTTACTGCTCTAGTTGTATCAGCGACGCCTTTTACTGTGAAGGTTGCGACGAATACTGGTTCGACGGCTGTACTAACTGTGACCGAGAAGATGACGAGCGAGTAATCCACGATTACTCATACAAGCCCGACGCTATCTTTCACAGTACCGAAGCAGATGATAAACTATTCTTCGGTATCGAAATGGAGACAGAAGCCAAGCGTGGCAACTGGGATACACGTCGCGAAGCGTCGGAGTATGCTCAACGCCTAGAACCTATGGAACTTGCCTATCTGAAAAATGATGGTTCGCTCAACTGCGGATTTGAGATAGTCACGCACCCAATGACACACGATTTCCTCAAGAACGAAGCCAATGAACTATGGGATACGCTAGAGATACTACGTACTCAGATGAATATGATGGCTTGGAGTACTGGCACTTGTGGACTCCATATCCACATCTCCCGTACTGGGTTCACTGGTGGCCCACACATGCACCGATTCCTACAACTGATATACAAGAACGAAGGCCAGTTCTCTACTCTCGCTGGTCGAGATAGTAGTCGCTGGGCTAAGTTCGATGACGTCGTTATCTCTGTACCTACTGGTCGAGATGAGGACGGCTATACTGTATGGAAACGTGGAATGTCCTTTATCGGCAAGATAGAACAAGGCAGAAGTTCCGACAGGTACTCTGCCGTCAACACTACCAACCGAGAAACCCTAGAGTTACGTATATTCAAGGGTACTATCAACCACAATACAGTCAAGGCACACATAGACTTAGCGCATGCCAGCGTTGAGTACACACGTGCCTTGAACTTCCGACAAGTACGTGAAGGGGCACTCGACTTCGAGCGATTCTATGATTACGTACTAGAGAACAACGCCTTATATCCTGACCTGTTGGCAAGGTTATCCAAAGTATTACCTAACGTCGGGTTAGCCCGACAGGAAGCGAGTAACTAATGTGTTTATTAGCAGTATGTTCACCCGACTCAACACCTAAGAAGAAAGACTTAGAGTGTGCCTCGTGTAACAATCCGCATGGCTTCGGCTTCGCAGTAATTGCTGGCGACCAAATCATTACTGGTCGTGGTATGTCTGCCAAGAAAGTAATCAAGCGGTTCTTAGAAGTACGCAAGCAATACCCGTCTAGTTGGGCATTGTTCCACGCTAGATATGCTACGCATGGCGTAAAGAATGAGGATAACTGTCACCCGTTCAAGGTGCCAAGTAATCCTGATACATACCTAGCGCACAATGGTATTCTTGACGTACATATCCCTGCTGGAGATAAGCGTAGCGATACGCGTGTGTTCGCAGAGGACGTGCTACCTGCTATGGGTGGCGTTACGGCGTTAGACAATGACGACGTATGGAAAATGGTAGGCAAGTTCGCAACAGGTAGCAAGGTTGCGATACTTACGCTAGACCCTAGTGCTAAGGAACAATGCTACATTATCAACGAAGCCTCAGGGCATTGGGATAACGACGGCATATGGTGGTCTAACAATGGCTACAAGCAGACATCATCGTGGTCTAACTACTGGACTGCGCCTAGTGGGGCATACAATCCTGTTGTAGGTACTGGTGTTGATTCCAGCGACTACGAGTGCCCTAACTGTAGGACTATCACCTTAGAAGATAGCAACCCGTACTTCTGTGAAGTATGTACTATGTGCTTCGACTGTTCGGGTATCTATGGCGACACGTGCATGTGCTGGTCGCCTGAACACGACAAATACGCAAGAGACAAAAGGGAGACGTGGTACTATGACAAGCACTTCGATTTCGCTAAGTAGAATCGACTACGAAGTGATGAAGGATATACTACTAGAGTATATCGTTATGCTCACCGAAAAGAATATGTCCGACAACGTAATAGATGTCGCGACACAGGCTAAACTATCAGATGCTCGCTACCTACTAGAAAGGATACAACATAATCATGACTTCTTTTGAGGAGACACCGATTACCATAGAAGAAATCCACGTGAAGTACGGGGTAAAACTACGCCTTCATCAGGAGACGTCGTGGATGCGCTTGATAGAGTTTCGTGACAATAGCAGTCAAACCTATCAGGCACGTCTACGCTGGGACGAGAACCATGGCTATGAAATATTCTGGGTAGATACACCGCCACAGGATTTACTAGATATGGCAGACCGCCCTGAGTTTGAGTACACACTTGACTGGTACACCGAAGATGAACTTACCAATGACAAAAGCATACCTAATCAACAAGGTGTCGGGTTAGCCCGACAGGAAGGTAGATAATGACAGAGCCAAGAGTAGATGATGATGTCGCGTTAGACATCTATCCGATATGTGACAACTGTGATGAACGACACGCCGACTATGAAGGGTGTAGCGATAGCGAACCTGACAGAATGTGGGGAGATGATGACTAAGCCATTAGTTGGCAACTGTACAGGTAGTCCCACGCCTGATGATTGGTATCCCGAACTTGGTTCAGGTGCGGTCACACAGAAAAGACTTGATAGGTTCAAGGCTAAAGTCCAAGCAACTATCGACCTCTGTAATTCGTGCCCCATAAAGGATACGTGTTTAGAGCAAGGTATGCTACCCGAAAATTTGCAGTATGGGATTTGGGGTGGTAAACTCGCTGGTCAAAGAATGATGATGGCTGGCTACACAAGGGACGATTTCCAATCAGAATACTCAGATATAAGCAGGGCGTTTAGGCTACTGGATACGTTAGGAGTACAATGAAAAAACTTACGTTGCTGATGATATTTATCTTTATGCTCTTCGGCGCACAACAAGTACACGAAGCAAGCGTAAAGAAACCTGTACACGTATGGACAACTCAAGATAGCAAGGCTTATGCTCACGACGTAGTAAATGAATGGGCAGACAACCAGTATGCCTGTCTAGAGAAACTATGGACGAAGGAATCTAACTGGAGACCTGAGGCATATAACTCTACAAAAGTAATGGGTAAACACGCTGGTGGTATACCGCAAGTACTGGGTATGTCGCCTGAGACACCGCCAACCTATCAGATTGAACGTGGCTTCAAGTACATTATGTTTCGCTACGGCACTCCGTGCAAGGCTTGGCGGTTTCATCAAAAGAATGGGTGGTACTAATATGTCCGACACAAACATTTCAGGGGAGACGTATGCCAACATATGAATACAAATGCGATGACTGCGGTACATCAGAAGACCATTATCGCACAGTTGATAACAGGGATTCTTTTCCTAAATGTCAATACTGCACTAAGGTGACAAGACGTGTGATGCAGGCAAACCCTGTAAAGTTTAACGCGTCAGGCTTCTATAGTACGGGAGGATAGATGACAGAAGACGAACTACAAGCAATACGCAACGCAGTAGTAGAGGCATGCGATAGTGTGCTAGAAAATTATGACTGGGATAAAGCATTCAAGAAATACTTGGAGGATAGATGAAAGATTCTAACTGGGACCTCGACTACCGAGATGGGATACTTGGCGAAAAGAAAATTGCCGACCTTCTCTCGATGGATACTATCGAGGTAAAGACCGACAGGCGCTGGAAGTACACAGGCAATCTGTATATTGAGACAGAGTGCTACTATAAAACAACAGACACTTGGGAAAAATCAGGGATAAGCATAAGTAAAGCAACACATTGGGCATTCGTATTAGAAGATAGTGTGCTCATTGTTCCAACGTTCCGACTACGAGAGGCAATACATGACAATCATCGCCCTATTACTTGCAACATACCACCAAACCCTTCTCGCGGTACTCTCATTACTGCTGGGACTCTTATAGAACATATAAGGTCAGCGAAGGAGAAGGAAATCGCTGCTCACGATAGTTACGAAGCATGGTCAGACCCAGCAGAGTGGGAGAATCCTATTTGAAGAAAGTTATTACCTTTATGATGGACGGACTGATATTTATATCGCCGTTACTCATGCCCTTCTTCGCTATTGGGTGTCTCTATCTCTTGTTCATGTGTCTCTCGGTGTTCCTCTACATTCTCACTGGTATCTCTATCTAAGAATGGTCGGAAGCCACCAATGCGCGTTATCAACTTCTTAATTGCCCTGTTATGGCGCATACGCGCTGCGTCTTCAGAGCCTAACTCCATCTCTTTCGCTATGTCACCATAATCTAGGGACTCAGCGTATTTGTAAAACAAAACAATCTTATCATCTTTGTTTAACTTACCATACGCTTTGTCAATCTCGACCATCATCGCCATCATGTTACCGCCCTCTGATGGTGCTGGTGGTCGTCCTGTTTTCCCAAGGTTAAGTACTGGCATTACGCTAAACTCACCACGCAATACCGCAGGTAGTAACGCTTCAACAACGACAGGTTCATAGTAAAATAAATCAGATACTTCATAACCAATAGACTTGGCTTTCCATTTCTGACAGTAATCCAATGCCTGATTGCGTAGGCTACGATAGATTAAATTCTTAGCGTCCTTCGGACCGATTGCTTCCCACTCATCTAACTTGTTAGGGTGTTCCAAAAACCATTGGTATAGCGACTGCTTGATGTCATCTAACTCAACCATCTCATACTTCTTATGGTATTCGGCAGATACTCCAACTACAATGTAGTCCCAAGGTTCGATGCGTGACCAATCCATTTTATTAACACTTCCAAGTCTTGCCGTCAACAGTAAATGCTCTGTTAACAATAGGTACGAGTTGAGGTACAACTGTATTACCATCTACGTGCAAGATACCAAAGCCTTGTTGCCATGTGAATAGACCAGCCTTGATATACTTAGCGTTACGATAGTCCATAAGATTGCCGAGTTCCATACCCCAAATAGTTCTAGGTTTACCGCCACGATACGCTTGAGTATGGTGTGTTAAACCCATGCGGTGAGTGTGTCCACATACTACAGACATACCTGAACGCTTGGCTAAGCCCAATGCTGTGGCTCCTGCGGTAGGTTGTACGTTACCTTCATCGCCGTGCATAAGTAACCAGCCAGGGGCCAATTCATAGGGGTCCTTGTGATATTTAATCTCAAGTTCATCAAGACCAAGGAAGTTTTCTAATTGTAGTTCAGGCAAACCAAGTAATCCTGGTGCTCTCATAGCAACAGTATTAAATAATCTATCTGTGTGATTACTGCGAACCATATGCTCAACAGTTAAGTCATAGAGTACTTGACGAGTAGTGTCGCGGTCACGACCAATAGAGCGTTCAAACTCTAACTCGGTACCTTTACTCCATTTCGATATAGTCTGCATATCCATTTCATCACCACAAGATACGACAGTATCAGGTTGGTAATCTTTAATAAATTTTGCGATAGCCTTGACGGCTTCCACATCGTGATAAGGCACCTGCAAATCTGAGATGCAAACTATAGTCTTCATTACTTGGCTCGTCTCTTGTTCTCTTTGGCGACGTTCTTCTTATGACTCATCGCTTGTAGATTGCCAATACCGTCGCGACCAGCGCGTCCACCATTGTCTTTATGGTCTACGTCAGTAGACTTCTTTAACTTCTTACCAGTAGCCTTCTTGTAGTCAAGACGCGCCTTGTTGGTAGAAGTAGTTTCAGTTGTTCCGTCTTTCTTCTTACGTTTAATGACGTAGATTGGACGGCCACCGTTTTGCTTACTGCCCTTGTAAGGTCCAAATATTTTCATTTATACTCCT